GTGGTATATTAGAAGAACTAGACGCAATGTATATTGAGCGCGATCGCCACCTGGTGATTGAAAGTCGTGCCAGTAATATCATTGCCAGTGCTATCAATTTACTGGAACAAATTGACGCTACATTCCCCCCGGAACAGGCAGAAAATTTAACTCGCAAATTGCTAAATGCTATTCGCACTAGAGATGCAGGCCGTTTTGAAAGAACAGTAAGGCGTACCCATGCAGATTCATGAAATCACACGAAAACAACTGACCGAAGTTGACCTAGCTGGGTCAGGCGGACTATGGTCAAACATCAAAACTGCCGGACAGGCACTGATGCAACCCGGTGGCGTAAAAGATGCACTTAGAACAGTGACTCCAGGAGCAGGGCAAGGTGCTACTAATACTGCGGCACTAACACAAAATGATTTTGCTCAAAGAATGCAAGGTGTCAAAAACAACGCAGCTTTAAAACAAGTGGCTGCTAATCTTCAACAGCAGTGGAATCAGTACAAAATAAAAGTCAGCCCAATGACTCAAGTTACTCCGGCACAACAAACACAACAGCAAGCGTTAAAGAGTCAATTGCTGGCCAAGAAAGTATCTGGCGCACCTAAACCTGCAAAACTTCCTTTGCCTGAATCTCAAGGGTTGACAGAAGCTGCTGGGGTCATACAACTGACCAACTGGTTTAAACAATCAGTAATTCCAAAGTCAATGGCGGCTGTCTCGGCAAAATATCTGGCAGAGCCTACCATTCAAACTGCCCTTAAAAAAATTATAGCCACCGATGCTAATCCAGGTGAGCAGTTAAAGGCATTTGTAGATCTTGTGGCTGCTACTAGTGTTCTAAGTCAACAATTAGCAGCTGGAAATTCTCAAACAGCCGCTGCCACTGGTGCCACCAACGCTACTGGTACTGCTAGTACACCCGGTGCTATTGCGCCAAAAGCACCGTCAGTTAGCGCGGCACAAGCAACACTACAAAAATCACCAGTATTCATGCCGCCGTCGACCCTGGCTGCTGTGGAAAAAATAACTGGCACTTTGCCCCCAGTAAAGACTACTGACCCAACCACACTCAATTATCTAAGAGCACTAGGATTTAACGCATAATGAAACTACTAGAAGGTGGAAACGTATTCAAAGATGGTGACGGTAATCCATTAACCGGCCGTATCAATCAAAGTGATGTGGCACAAACTGTGCAATGGATTGAAACCTTAACCGGCATTGAATTCCCACGCGAGCGTTGGTTGGGATCAACTGGTCGTAAACCCACATCAGGCGACTTGGATCTTGCAGTCGATGCCAGCCAAGTTACCAAAGAGCAACTGGCAGCTAGACTTACCCAATGGGCGCAAAGTCACGGTGAAGATCCACGCAACTGGGTTAAAAAAGCCGGCGAAGTACACTTACGTGCTCCTATCAATGGCCGTCCAGAAAATGGGTTTATACAAGCTGACTTTATGTTTTTTCCCAACTTAGAGTGGGGCGGCTTTTACTATGGCGGTGCAGACGATTCAGTATACAAAGGCATGAACCGTAATGTGTTGATGAGTTCAATTGCCAAACAACAGGGACTCAAAGTAGGTGCGAATGGCATGATCAGCCGCGCCACAAATCAATTGGTAGATGGCGGGCAAGATCCAGACTACGTGGCCAAGACTTTACTGGGGCAAAGCGCCACAAGAGACAATCTTAAAAATGTGGAGAGCATCTATGCTGCTCTAGCAAGAGATCCACAACGTGATGCCAAGTTAGCAGACTTCCGTGACTATCTAGCCAAAGAAGGCCTGCAAGAACCAGGCACAGTGAATGAAAATACTGATGTGCATTTCCTGGCCAAGCTGCGTGACAGAATTGTAAACCAAGGCATGGTACCACTGATCGAAGACGAGCCAACTAACCCATATCAAATCTACGAAGCAGAAGAAGTGGGTGTGGGTGGCAGAGCCAAGGGCATTGAACACATTGAAGATCTTGTGTTCCGTAAAGGCTCACGTGGTGTGGATGAAGCACTGGCCATCATACAACATGCCACAGATGCACCTCAAAAGACCACCAGTGTGAAGTGGGACGGCAAACCTGCTGTGGTATTTGGCCGCAAGCCAGCCACAGGTGAGTTTGTGCTGACAGATGGATCAGGGTTCGAAGCCAAGGGCTACGATGGACTTGCTACTAGCCCCCGAATGATGGCACAAATTCAAAGCACAAGAGCAGGCGAACGCAGCGGCATCACTCAATTGTATGCTGACCTTTGGCCACAGTTAGAAGCAGCAGTGCCCACAAACTTCCGTGGCTATGTCAAGGGTGATCTGTTGTACTATCCAGCACAGCCATGGACAGAAGAAGCCGGCAATCTTGTGTTCAAGCCCAACACAGTGGAATATCGTATACCGGCTAAAAGTGCATTGGGTCAACGCATTCGCAACAGCACTACAGGCATTGCCATGCACACCATGTATGCTGACCAAGGGGATGCCAAACAACCACTCAGCAGAGTGTCTTTTAACGAAGTGCCTGGATTGTTGTTGATTGATCCAATCTACGGCAAAGGTGTTACTCCTCAAGATCCCGCGCAGGCCAAAGGACAACTGTCCTTGATCAAACAGATCAAACAACTGCGCAGAGAAAAAGGTGCAGCAATTGACACCTTGTTTAATCCTAGAGAACTAAAGGCCATGCAGATAACTGACTTGGCCAAACTGTGCGTGGACTATATCAATGCACGTATCAAAACTGGCGGCAACTTCAACAACTTATTGGCTGAGTTTGGACAATGGCTGCAAACCAAAGTCACTCCAAGAAAATTTGCCAACATTGTTGAATATCTACGCAGCCCAAGTTCCAACACAGACGGCCTGGCTGCTGCATTTACCTTGTTTATCTTGCTACACGACTTGAAGTTGGATATCCTGCGTAACTTGGATTTGAAAGATCCAGGACATGAAGGCTGGGTAATGGCCACCCCTGCAGGCTATGCCAAGGCGGTGAACCGCTTTGATTTCACTGCTAGAAATCGTGCTCAAAACAATCCGCAACAAGCATAATTTTTTGCCAATCGGCTAAATAAAAGTAGGGCAAGAGCCCATATACTAAAGGAGATTTTCAAATGGCAGTTTTTACAAAAACAAATGGTACCACACAACCGGTATTCAACATGGACACAGCCAATGCGCAAATTGTTGGAACATCCAACATTGCAGCAATGGGTTCGGTTAACTTTCAAGGTCCAAAACTAGACTTTTTCTCAGTTGTTGCTAACGCTTCACTGACCACTTCTGGCAACGTCAATGGCTACATCAACAATCTGTTGACAGCTATTCAACAAAATTGCACAGTGGCCATGTATCAAGTTAGCCCAGCCGCACCTACAATTTTGAACTTGGCTATCTATCCAACTGGCGTGTATAGCAATGTAACATTGTTGGCCACTGCTAACACCAGCGCAACTGTTTCTTCAGGTGGACAAGACATCCAGTTGAACTCATGTGCCGGTAATGCTGTGTTTACCACATCAGCTACCAACTTCGCACCAGTCTAATATAATAATAATTAGATTGTTGTATTCCAACCCTGGACATAAAAAATCCAGGGTTTTTTATTGGCCGTAAATATGCCATGACCACAAGGATTTGCGTAACCACTGATTTTGACTGCACCAATACCGGGGTTACAGGGCACTTTAAACCCAGTAAATTGCCTTTTCGAGATCACGCAGATCAATTGATTGAAACTGAAGATGACTGGACCAGATCCAGGAACCAACAGCGGAATTGGGAAACATTATTTCAGTTGGTCGGACTGTACACACAACCACAAGAAATTTCCGCAATTACTGTAGTCGATCAAAAGTGGCAGTTTGAATTCGACATAGAATTTGACGATATTTTTAACATCGACGATGACCCACTGGGACTGCTTAAATCCATTTGTCAAGGTGTTCCTATGTTTATCAAACAAGAAAACCACTACAAAATTGTCACAATTGACTATGGTGCAAACATCGAGTTTGGCCTAATTAACAATAAATAATTTATTAAAGGGCCACCATGGATACCACGGACATAGAGAAAAAAAGTTTAGAAGCACACGTTGAGCTTTGTGCTGAACGCTATAAACTTTTAGAAATGAAAATTGAATCAATTGATGAAAAGATGGATACATTGTTTTCTGTTATTGCGGAATTGCGTGGCATGGTACAGGCTTCAGCAGCAAAGAACAATGATCGATTGATCAGCTGGGGACTAGGAGCAATTGGGTTTCTTGTGGCCACTGTGGGTTGGTTGGTATCACATTACGTATTGATCAAATGAAGGCCAGCCAAAAACTTGCTGATTTAGTTCAACGAGAACTACCCCAATTGCTTAATCAATTGATTATTGACGACGGTGGCAAATATCGTGCATTTGGCATTTATGTTATTGAACCTGGCTCGCATGGGTACACAGTAACACGTCGGGATGATGTAGTCGGCACATTTAGCAGTTCTAAAAGTGCATTGGCATGGTGCATTGCAGACAGAAACAACCAGCTTAATTTGGCTAGAGAAATACAAAATTTAGATTTTACATTGGTAAGACTGCGTAACGATATACAAATTCGTGGCGGTATTGCCAAAACCAGTCGTGGACAGTTATGGGAAACAGCCCACGTGAAAACAGCTCAAAGGTATGAGCACAGCAGGCATATAGAAAACGAATTAACAAAATGTATAAATTCGGCTAAATACCAGCAACTTCGAGGATTCAACAATGAAACTGCAAGAACTGGCGGTTAAACGCCCGACACAACAAATCGCTAAAGTATTTGAAAGCCATTACGGCCAACGTATACCTTTTGACTCAATGAACTTGTCACAAGCACGAACCATGCTTGGCCGAGTTCGCAAACTGGTCAATGAACACCGTGCCAATCGTGACTTCCATCAAAGCGAACGCAATCCTGCTTACATCAAATTGATGATGATGGAACAAGCATTGTCACAGCGGTTGTTTGAAGAAGAAGTAGTTGCCATTGATGTAAATGATCCTGCAATGAAAGCCATTCAGACCAAGATCAAGAACAAGCAAGTGCTAAACCCAGACGAGCAAAAGAAAGCCAACGCTATCTTGGCCATGCAGACCTCAGAGAATAACACTGGTGGCTTCCTCAAAGAAAGCGAAGTGCAACAGGCTCAAGTTGTTCTTGCTGCTCAAGACATGGTTGACAAGATGCAGAAAATGATTGAAGACACAACCAGTTTGCAATTTAAAGAATTGCCAGCACTAGTTGATTCAATTAAAAATCAAGTTGGTGTTGAGCAAGCTGCACAGTTTAACAATGACGCCACTGCTGCATTGGCCGGCCTGGTACAAAACTTGCAAAACAGCAAATTACAAATGGAACAGGCATTAGGCGTGGTCACTGGTCAAGCCGCTGCTCCAGTAGTCCCTGGTGCCGAAGCCGGCGCTGAATTAGGTGCAGAACTTGGTGCCGACGCTGGTGCCGAATTAGGTGCCGAAGATGACCTTGACGCCATAGCAACTGATGCAGCTGACGACATGGATCCAGAGCTAGGCGCCCCGATGGCATCTTTGGGTCGCGAGCGTAGATAATGCGAATCAATGAAATGGCAGACCCAACAGCCAGTCGGTTGCTGGGTGTTGCCCAATTCTTGCTAGGCCGTGCTGAGAACACCAATGGTAAGAAACAAATCAATACTGGAACTTTTGTAAACATTGCACAAAGTTTGGGCATTGAAGTCACTCCGCAGACATTGGCAGATCTCAGCAATCAACCTCCATTGAATGGCGTGATAGAACCCATCCAACCTGGAGCAGATACCATAACTTTTTCAAACGGTCAACCAGATGTTGCCATGCCTGTAGACCAGGCCCAAAACATTGTGGCCACGGCAGCCAAATCGGCAGCCAAAAAAGATCGAGGCGTTTGATTATCTACGTCAACTTAAAGTTGACTTCCAGCGTTAAATATAGTATACTATGCTGTAGGAGGCCCGTATGAAAAAACTCATTGCTCTCATTTTGGTAACCATGGCTGTGTCTGCTCAGGCACAACATCATCATCATAGACATGGCGGAAACTGGATAGCGCCAGTTGTTGTTGGCGGTGTAATTGGTTATGCGTTAACACGCAACTACTATGAGCCTGTTTACACTTACGGTTATGTTCCACCACCTCCAGTGGTTGTTCAGCAACCTCGCTCGGCCTGCACACCCTGGACTGAAACACAGCATGCTGATGGTACTATTACCAGAACTAGAACCTGTTCACAATAAAATGGCTTACAGCAACAAAGTAATTGATCACTATGAAAACCCACGCAATGTGGGTAGCTTTGCCAAGGACGACGAGGATGTCGGAACTGGCATGGTTGGTGCGCCGGCCTGCGGCGACGTTATGAAACTTCAAATCAAGGTGCAAGATGGCATCATCACCGACGCAAAATTCAAAACCTACGGATGCGGCAGTGCAATTGCCTCCAGTTCTCTCATTACCGAGTGGGTTAAAGGCCGGACGCTTGACCAAGCGGCAACTATTAAAAATTCAGAGATTGCTGAAGAACTCGCGCTGCCACCTGTCAAAATCCATTGTAGCATCCTTGCTGAAGACGCCATCAAAGCCGCTGTAGAAGACTACAGAAAGAAGCATGATCTCTCTAACTGATCGTGCGTACACCAAAGTAAAACGACTTCTGCAAGCCAAAGACTATGCTGGCATTCGACTTGGGGTGAAAACTACAGGTTGCTCTGGCTTGGCTTATGTGTTAGAATATGTACAAGAATACAAACCTTCAGAATCTGACATAAACTATGCTCAAGCTGACTTTGTAGTGCTGGTGGACAAAAAATACGAAGTGTATCTTAAAAACATCACAGTAGACTATGTGCGCCAAGGTCTCAATGAAGGCTTTGAATTTCAAAATCCCAATGAACGTGACCGCTGCGGTTGCGGAGAAAGTTTTAGAGTTTAACTTGTACAATCCAAAATTTGATTATCAACCCATACCCAGGGTCACAATAGACGGTAAACGATTCTACGCCACTCCAGATGGCAATAAACTGCCTAGCGTAACTACTATATTAGATAAGACCAAAAGTGAAGAAAGCAAGGCCGCCTTGCACAACTGGCGCCAAGCAGTAGGTGCAGAACGAGCACAAGCTATTACCACAGAAGCTGCCAACCGCGGCACAAGAATGCATACCTATCTGGAAAAGTACATCAGAGAAGGTGCCATACCCGCTCGCGGCTCAAATCCGTTCTCATGGCCCAGCTATATCATGGCAGAAGAAGTGATCAACAAGGGTTTGGTCAACGTTAATGAATTTTGGGGCATTGAAGTACCACTTTATTTTCCGGGCGTGTATGCAGGCACAACTGATGGAGCAGGCATTCATTTAAATGAAGAATCAATCCTAGACTATAAACAAACCAACAAGCCTAAAAAGCGTGAATGGATTGACGATTACTTTGTTCAGCTGTGTGCATACGCAGAAGCCCACAACGAACTGCATGGCACTCGAATCAAAAAAGGCGTAGTTTTGATGTGTGTAAAACCCGACCTAGACGCCAACCACAACATTATAGGCCAACCTACGTATCAAGAATTTGTGCTAGAAGGCGCAGAGTTTGAAAAGTACCGCAGTATTTGGTGGAAAAAAGTTGAACAATTTTACATGACCCGTGAGCTTGATTGATTTGCTATAAATACAGCAAGAAATCGAGACCCATATGGCCATAGTACAAATCAGTCAAATCACAAACCGTAAAGGTGCATTCAGCAGTCTTCCTCAATTGGCCGGCGCTGAATTTGGGTGGGCAATTGACACACGCCAGTTGTTCATCGGCAATGGCACATTGCAAGAAGGTGCACCAGTAATTGGCAATACAGAAATTCTCACTGAATTTTCTGATATTTTGGCCAAAGCTCAATATGTATATCAAGGCGCCGCCGCCGGTTACATTGTACAAACTGGACCAACCTCAGGGTCCGAAGTTAGCCAAAGTGTTCAATCCTGGCTGGACCAATGGGCCAGTGTAACTGACTTTGGTGCTGTTGGTGACGGAGTAACTGATGACACAGACGCCATCAATCGTGCATTATATCAATTGTATTGTGTGCAAACCAATCCACAAGTTCGTAGAAGTTTGTTTTTCCCAGCTGGGGTTTATCGCACAACTGAATATATTATTATTCCACCGTACGCCAAGCTCTACGGCGAAGGTGCAAACTCCAGTGTGATCCAATTGGATGTGTCCAGTGACCTTAGTTCATTGAGTGCATACTGTGCCAGGTACGGAGATAGCCTTCAACAAACAGGCGCTGCCATGGGCAACGGTGGTGCAGTACTTCCTACTAATATTGAAATTTCTTCAATGGGATTCAGCACAGTTGAAACGACAGATATATTCCTAGTAGAAAATGCAAGTTTTTGTACATTCACAGACGTCAGTTTTAATGGAGCATTAACAGCTGGTAATTTAACTACTGCCGCTGCTGATATTTCAGCAGTGAGATTCAGTTCTGTTAACACAGTAACCAGTGATATCACTTTTAGACGATGTGAATTTGCCGGAATGACTTATGGTATTGCCACTGAATACAATGTTCGTGGGTGCTTGGTAACCGAAAGTGCATTTGACACATTGTACCAAGGAGTGTTGTTAGGCGATCCTGCTCCTGTTGACGGCGGCCCAACTGGATTCCGTGTGGTAGGCAACAGCTTTGACAATGTCTATGCAGAAGGATTCAAAGTGTCTGCAGACACCAGCTTGAACATGTCTGGATACAACATCTATTATAATGTTGGCAATCATTTCAACGGTGACGCATATCCGGCCACACCAGTGATTACATTTGATGCCAACAACAATGTAAGCGTCGGAGACATGTTTGAACGTGGTGACTCTAGTGCTGTGCCAAGAATTGAAACAAACAATACCATTTGCATTACTACAGAAAACGGTTATCAATTGGCGCTAGGCAACTACGTAAGATTCAGTGGGTTGAGAGACACATTGATCGATAACACATCATCACCCACTACAATTTTTACAATTAACGCTACGTTGATCCGAGCATTTGATTTTGACTACACAGTTGTTCGAGGCAGCACAACAAGAACTGGAAAAGTCACCGTGGTAGCCAGCACCGATGGCACTGGCGTTAATTTAAATTGTAGTGATAGTGGATTACAAAATTCTAGCACTGGTGTAGCATTTACTGCAACTGAATCAGGAAGTGCTGTATCAATTCAGTACACCACAACTAACACTGGCTCAGACGCTACCTTAACTTATTCTACTACAAAACTAGCCTAATGTGGCACTCAACCTTTGATCAACGGTTGACCGCATGGAACCAACTGCGTACCCAATGTGTCACTGCTTCAGTTGACAAGATATTGACTGATGTTAATGATTGGTGGTTTGACACTCCGTGGCGGGCTTACCATTTGCATTGGGATGATCGAGCAACCTGGCCTAGTCCCTGGGAATTATTAGACGACAATTTGTTCTGCTCGCTTGCTCGCGGGCTAGGAATCCTGTATACTATAGCAATGATAGACCATCCCAACATACAGGATGCTGAATTAATAGACACTGGCAGCGACAATTTAGTCCTAGTTGGTCAAAAGAAATATATACTGAATTGGGACCGACAGCAAGTGTTAAATATCAATCTAACACCGTTTAGTGTCCAGCACAGTGTCGGTCAAGAACAAATAAAAACACAAATAAAGTAGCGAAAAATGAAAAATATAATAGTTGTCAAGCGCAGCGGACAGCGCGAGCCATTAGCATTGGAAAAATGGCAGACCCAAATTGCCAAAGTATGTTCAGGCATAGCAGATGTAAGCCAGAGCATGATAGAGATACGCACACAGCTACATTTTTACGATGGAATTACCACCAAAGAAATTGATGGCATCACCTTGCGAGCTATCGTGGATCTTATCGATGTGGAGCAAAATCCTGATGTTGGGCACACCAACTATCAGCATGTGGCAGGCAAGCAACGACTCTCCATGCTACGTAAAGATGTATACGGATCATACGATCCTCCACACTTGTATGACATTGTGAAAACAAATGTGGCCACTGGGTTGTACACTCCTGAACTGCTGGAATGGTATAATGAAGATGATTGGAACCGCATGCAAGGCATGATTGACCATGCCAAAGACGAACAGTATTCTTATGCTGCCATTGAGCAGTTGATTGAAAAGTATCTTGTTAAAAATCGTTCCACAGGAAAAATCTATGAAACTCCACAAGTCAGATACATGGTCGCCGCAGCCACAGTCTTCCATAAGGAAGAACCTAACACAGCTAGGATGCGTTATATTAAAGAGTATTACAATGCTGCCAGTGATGGGCTTTTTACTTTGGCTACTCCAGTGCTTGCTGGTCTGGGCACTCCTACCAAGCAGTTCAGCTCTTGTGTGCTTATTCGTTCTGACGACGACCTGGATAGTATTTTTGCTAGCGGTGAGATGATGGCCAAGTATGCCAGCAAACGTGCCGGCATTGGGTTGGAGATTGGACGACTGCGTCCATTAGGCTCACCCATTCGTGGTGGTGAGATCATGCACACAGGTATGATTCCGTTCCTAAAGAAATGGTTTGGAGATTTACGTTCATGTTCACAAGGCGGTATCCGTAATGCAAGTGCCACTGTTTTTTATCCCATCTGGCATCATCAATTCGATGATCTTATTGTGCTCAAGAACAATC